ACCTTCAGTAATTGATTTCTTGTTAGACCAAAAAGAGTTGTTGCTCACGAAAGAGCAGGTAGAAGCTAAAGGGCTTCTTAACAGTCCACCTTACAGCTATGCCGCAAAGATATATATAGCTTTACACAAAGGTAGTTTAGACAACATCTATGTTCCTCATTCAGATGTGTTTTATGTCAGAGCTTCTGTTGAGAAGCAAACAGGCTTCTTCTTTCCGTTAGACAATGTTGAAGAGGCTATGAAGGCTAACGGGTGGCGCGATAGGCGCAATGTGTGGAGATATTAATATGGCAATCAAAAGAGGTAGTGAAGAGTTCAGTGGCTATAACAAGCCTAAAGCTACACCCGATCATCCAACAAAGAGTCATGCTGTGTTGGCAAAGGATGGTGACACGGTGAAGCTTATTAGGTTTGGACAGAAGGGTGTTCAAGGCTCTCCAGACGGTAGTGCTCGTAACAAAGCCTTCAAAGCCCGTCATGCTGAGAACATTGCAAAGGGTAAGATGTCGGCTGCATATTGGGCTGACAAAGTAAAGTGGTGAACAAGCTGTAAAGCTGGTATAACTATTGTTGAGGCAAAGCCTCTTTTTTATTCAAAGGAAACAATCATGGCTACTACTGCCCCAAACAAAGATGCTGCTAAGGCAGCTAAGTTGCGTGAGATGGCTAAGGACAAAACTTTGCCACAAGACGTGCGCAATCAATATCTCGACCAAGCTAACATGCTGGAAGAGAAAGCTGCTAAAGACGCTGGTGTGCGTATGGCAAAGGGTGGTGCGGTTAAGAAGCCTGCTGCTAAGAAAATGATGTATGGTGGTATGGCTGAGAAGAAGCCAATGATGGCTAAGGGTGGTGCTGTCAAGAAAGCCAAGAAGTAATCATGGCTAAGAATCCAAACATTGACGACGACACACGCAAACGTGCTCTAGCCTTTGTTGAGAAGAATAACAAGAAGGACGCTGACGAGAAAGAATATCGCAGCGATCCCTACAGCGAAATGACAAAGGCTCAACGTGACGCTCGTGTTGGTTCTCTAGACGACTTCGCTCCTGCTCTTGCTGCTCAACCAAAGATTGTTGCTAAACCAAAAGCACGTGTTGTTAGTAAGAAAGAGTTGGAAGAGTCTGGTCTTAGTCTGCGTGACTTCCTCAACAAAGAACGTGGCCTCACACGCCGTGAAGACAAAGCCGATAGCAAAGTTGAAGCTGCAAAGAAGCAACTCAAGCTTGGTGAGAAGGTTAGCTCTGAAGAAGTTACAAAGGCTAAGAAGCAACTTGGTTTAGCCAAGGGCGGCTACGTCAATTGTGGCGCTTCAGTACCACCTGCACAGAAGGCTAAGAAGTAATATGGCTAAGCCTAAGAGTACAGTGAACGCTGCAGGCAACTACACCAAGCCCGAGCTTCGTAAGAAGATTGTTTCGCAAGTGAAAGCTGCAGCTACACAGGGCACTGGCGCTGGTCAATGGTCGGCTCGTAAGGCTCAGCTTGTTGCTAAGAAATACAAAGCCGCTGGTGGTGGCTACAAAGACTAATATGAAAGCTCCACAGAAATCCCTCAAAGAGTGGACAGACCAAGAGTGGACTACCAAGTCTGGAAAGCGTTCTTCTGACACAGGGGAGCGCTATCTACCCAAAGCAGCCATCAAAGCTTTGTCACCTGCAGAGTATGCTGCCACTACCAAAGCTAAGCGTGAAGGCAAAGCTAAGGGTAAACAATTTGTTGCTCAACCAAAGAGCATTGCTAAGAAGACGGCTAAGCACCGTTAAAGGAAAATATCATGGCTACAAAGAAAGCATTCAAGCCCTGCGAAGGCTGTCCCACTCCTGCTAAATGCAAGGCTGCTGGTAAATGTCTTGCCAAAGAAGGCAAGGCTGGCAAAGGCGCTCTTGTCATTATGGTTGGTGTTGGTAAGCCTATGAAGGCACCTAAGAAAGCTAAGTGATGGACCAGAAAGAACTTGACGAAACCCGTGCCAGATTTAATGTGCAGGGCGGCGCTAACACTTTCAAGAACGATGGTGTTAAAGGTGCTGGTGGTGGTGGTCGCATTGGTATGTCTAAAGAACTAGACTCTGGTGACCGTGTCTCTGCTGGTATCAGCGGTATGGCATCGAAGGTGAAGGTTGATACACCTGATGGTGAGAAGACTTTCAAGCAAAAGAAGATCACTGGTGTTGATGCTTCTTACACTAAGGGTGATACCACCTATGGTGTTTCAGCTTCTAAACAACCCATGATGGACGGTAAGATGGATAAGCGACTTAACTTGTCCATTACAAAGTCTTTCGCTAAAGGTGGTGCCGTTACTAAACAAACTCCAAAGCAAACCAAGAAGGTTGCTAAAGTGATGGGTGAGTTCAAAGAAGGCACCTTGCACAGCGGCAAAGGCGGTAAAGTGGTTAAATCGCCTAAGCAAGCGATAGCAATTGCTTTGTCTGAGGCCAAGGTTAAGGCTAAGAAGAAATGAATAAAGAACCGAAGATTAGGAGCGTTGGTCTTAACCTGACAGCAGGGTCAGCTAACACCATCTACACTTGCCCACCCAATTACATTGCTAAGATGAATCTGTTGTTTGTTTCCAATCATGGCGGCAACAATAAGATTGTTTCTATCCAATGGACCGATGCTAGTGCTAGTGCCAGCTATTACATTGTTGGTGGGTATGTGTTGTCTGCAAACGGTTATCTGAAGCTTGATGGTAGCTACCTTGCTCTCTATCCCGGTGATACACTTATTGTTACTCCTGAAGCTGGCTCGACAATGAGCACCACTGTCACCGTTGAAGAGTATTACGAACAAGGACTATTCTGATGGCTAAAGAACTTACAGAACAACATAAGCGCTTCCTTGAGGTGTTGTTTGCTGACGCTGGTGGCAACATCAATCAAGCTATGCGTATGGCTGGCTTCTCTGAAGGCTATAGTCGTCGAAGCCTCACCAACTATCTCAAAGAAGAAATCATTGAAGCTACACAGCTTTACATTGCTATGGCAGCACCAAAGGCTGCAGTGGCTATGATTAATGCCATTGACGATCCAACTGAGCTTGGTCTGAAAGAGAAGATGTCGGCTGCTAAGGATTTGCTTGACCGTGCTGGTTTGGTGAAGACAGAGAAGGTGCAGGTTGAAAGCACTGGTGGTATTATGGTGTTGCCTGCAAAGGAACGTGAGGAAGAGTGATGACTGAACAAGTCAGCGTAGATACGTTTGATTTCGGTTTAGGTGCTTATGTACTGCCACAGCCTACATCAGCAAATGAATATGTTAAGATACCAAGACTGTCGCGCACTGTTCCATTTGGATATATTGTTGACAGTGAAGACGATGGATGGCTTCAACCTGTAGCACTAGAGCTTGATGCTCTTGAAAAAGCTAAGAAGTATTTGAAACAGTATAGCTCTAGGCAGGTGGCGGCATGGCTCACCACTGTGACGGGCAGAGAGATAAGCCATGTAGGTCTATTGAAACGTATAAAGAATGAACAGTCCCACAAACGCAAATCCTCTACTTATCGAAAGCTTGCCGATGGGTACGAAAAAGCCCTCAAGAAAGCGCAAGAGTACGAAGAAAGACTCGGCACCAAAGACGGAAGCTTCTTCGATAGTGATCGATACGTCCAACTTAAACAATACTTCACAGGTAGAGTCGATTGAAATTGTTCAACCTGTACGTGACAATGTCATCTTCAGGCCCAACCCCGGTCCTCAGACAAACTTTCTAGCCGCTTCAGAGCGTGAAGTGTTGTATGGTGGTGCTGCTGGTGGTGGTAAAAGTTATGCCATTCTTGCGGATCCGCTTCGTTACATAGCGCATCCACAATTCTCTGGCTTGATTCTTCGTCACACTACAGAGGAATTGCGAGAACTGATTTGGAAATCGCAGGAGATGTATCCAAAGATTTACCCCGGCATCAAATGGTCGGAGCGAAAGATGCAATGGCAGCATCCAAGTGGTGGTAAGTTGTGGATGTCCTACCTTGACCGCGATGAAGACGTGATGCGTTATCAAGGTTTGTCGTTCTCCTACATCGCTTGGGACGAGCTAACACAGTGGCCTACCCCGTTTGCCTACAACTATATGCGTTCTCGTCTGCGTACAGCAGCACCTGACCTGCCTGTATTCATGAGAGCCACCACCAACCCCGGTGGTCCCGGTCATCAATGGGTCAGGAAGATGTTCATTGTGCCTGCAGCGCCCGGTAAAAGCTTCTATGCCACCGATGTTGAGACAGGAGAGACACTGGTCTACCCTAAAGGGCACAGCAAAGAGGGGCAACCGCTGTTCAAACGCAAGTTTATCTCTGCAAAGCTGGCTGACAATCCCTATTTGGCTGAGTCAGGTGACTACGAAACCATGTTGTTGTCCCTACCGGAGCATCAACGTAAGCAATTGCTTGAGGGAAACTGGGATATTGCAGAAGGTGCAGCGTTTTCTGAGTTCAATAGAGCCATTCACGTTGTAGAACCCTTCAACATCCCCAGTAGTTGGCCCAGATTCAGGTCTGCCGACTACGGATATGGCAGCTATAGCGCTGTATTGTGGTTTGCTGTAGCGCCCGATGACAGTTTGGTGGTCTATCGTGAGCTTTATGTCAGCAAAGTGCTGGCAGAAGACCTTGCTGTGATGGTTATGAACGCTGAAGCTGACGAAAAGATTCGTTATGGTGTACTAGATAGCTCATGTTGGCATAAACGTGGTGACACTGGACCCTCTATTGCTGAACGAATGATTATGAAGGGGTGCCGTTGGCGACCTGCTGACCGTTCTGCTGGTAGTCGCATCGCAGGTAAGAACGAAATACACCGCCGTCTGCAGGTTGACCCTATGACTGAGCAGCCACGCATCGTATTCTTCAATACGTGTACACAAATCATTGCTGATCTTCCTACTTTGCCAATTGACAAGACAAATCTGGAAGACATCAACACTAAAGTTAGTAATGACCACACATATGATGCGTTACGATATGGTGTTATGTCGCGTCCACGCAGCGGCCTATTTGACTTTGATCCTATGTCGCAGAACACTGGAAAAGTTGTAGCCGATTCCATATTTGGTTATTGACCAACTGCATGTTATACCTTTATTTAATACTCTGGAACACTTATGGCACTTATTGATAAACCATCCAACGATAAAACTCTGGCGCTTGATGACTCTCCCAAGAATGAGGATGACTTTCAAGGTGCTAGTCTGATTAGTTTCATTCAGAAACGCTATACAAAATCGGAAGAGTCACGCCGCACTGACGAAGATCGTTGGCTCCGTGCCTATCGCAACTATCGTGGTCTGTATGGTCCTGATGTCAAGTTCACTGAGACAGAGAAGAGTCGTGTATTTGTAAAGGTGACAAAGACTAAGACGCTTGCTGCGTATGGTCAGATCACTGATGTGTTGTTTTCTAACAACAAATTTCCTCTCAGCGTTGACCCGTCTGTATTACCAGAAGGTGTAGCCGATGCTGTCCATTTTGATCCTAAGAATCCAGAAGGGGCTACTCCACCATCTATTCCATTCGGTGAAGAGGGTGCTGCCAGTATTGGTAATGACTTTGACTTGGACAAGTTGGAGGAAATGCTAGGTAGTCTCAAAGAAGAGTTGAAAGATGTTCCCGGTTTGAAGAATGGGCCGGGACAGACACCATCGTCTGTTACTTTCTATCCCGCTATGCTGGCTGCTAAGAAGATGGAAAAGAAAATCCACGACCAGCTTGAAGAGAGTGGTGCTAGTAAGCATCTCCGTGCTTCTGCTTTTGAGATGGCCTTGTTCGGTACAGGCGTAATGAAGGGTCCGTTCGCTGTCAACAAAGAATATCCAAGCTGGACAGAAGAAGGTGAATACAAACCAACAATCAAAACTGTACCAGAAGCTTCGCATGTTTCTCTCTGGAACTTCTATTGGGATCCTGACGCAAACAACACAGAAGATTGTCAGTACATCATTGAGCGTCACAAGATGTCACGCACACAGCTTCGTGCTCTGAAGCGCCGTCCACACTTCCGTAAGAACGTCATTGATCAACTCATCAACCAAGGCGAAACCTACGTTAAGAAGTATTGGGAAGATGACTTGCGTGACTATGCTCCCAACTTTGACGTTGATCGTTTTGAAGTGTTGGAATATTGGGGTAACGTTGATATTGAATTGTTGGAAGAGAACGATGTAACCATCCCCGATAATTTCAAAGACGGTGATGAATTGCAAGCCAACATCTGGTATTGCAACGGTAAGATTATTCGCTTGGTGTTGAATCCTTTCAAGCCTGCAAAGATTCCATACTACGCTGTTCCATACGAACTCAATCCATACAGCTTGGCTGGTGTTGGTATTGCAGAGAACATGGACGACACACAGACGTTGATGAACGGCTTCATGCGTATGGCTGTGGACAACGCTGTATTGTCAGGCAACCTCGTCTTTGAAGTTGATGAAACCAACCTTGTTCCCGGTCAAGACATGTCGGTCTATCCCGGTAAAGTGTTTCGTCGTCAAGGCGGTGCTCCCGGTCAAAGCTTGTTCGGTACTAAGTTTCCTAACGTATCGCAAGAGAACCTGCAGTTGTTCGACAAAGCTCGACAGCTTGCTGACGAATCCACAGGTATGCCATCGTTTGCTCACGGTCAAACTGGTGTGAGTGGTGTTGGTCGTACAGCATCTGGCATCTCTATGTTGATGAACGCTGCTGGTGGTTCCATCAAGACAGTAATTAAGAACGTTGATGATTACCTGTTGGCACCACTCGGTAAAGCCTTCTTCAGCTTCAACATGCAGTTTGATTTCGACCCAGAGATTAAGGGTGACTTGGAAGTCAATGCTCGTGGCACTGAAAGCTTGATGGCTACTGAAGTGCGCTCACAGCGACTGATGCAGTTCTTGCAGATTGTTAGCAACCCTGCGTTGATGCCGTTTGCTAAGATGCCTTACATCATCCGTGAGATTGCTAAGGCGATGGATCTTGATCAAGACAAAGTTACTAACAACATGGAAGAGGCTGCACGTCAGGCTGCGTTGATGGCACCACCTGCTGCACCTGCTGGCGGTGCTATGCCACCGGGTGCTCCACCTGTACCGGGTGCTGGTGTGGCTGACATGACTGGTGGTGGCGCTGGCAACATTGGTGTCGGTGCTGCTCCTGTACCGGGTGAGCAAGGCTTTAGCGCTGCTCCTCAACCACCGATGGGTGCTTAATAAATGAGCAAAGCTTTCCTACCTAAACTGAAGGGTATGCTCAACAGTCCTCATATGTGGGATGCGTTTATTGAGAAGCTCGACTACGACATTGAACAGCATCAGCGTAAGTTGGAACAAGCTACAGAATTGAGCGAAGTGTTTAAGGCACAAGGTGCCATTGCTGCATTGCGTCAGCTAAAGTATTTGAAGGACGAGATTAATCATGCAAACTGAAATGAACAAGCTGTTCGCTGAAGGCGGTGTTATGCAAGAGGGCGGCACAGTCGATCCAGTTTCTGGTAACGAAGTACCACCCGGTGCTATGCAAGAAGAAGTCAGGGATGACATTGATGCTAAGCTCAGTGAAGGTGAGTTTGTTTTCCCCGCTGATGTAGTTCGCTTTATTGGTCTGCAGACATTGATGAAGCTGCGTGATAAAGCCAAAGCTGGTCTACAACGCATGAATGAAATTGGGCAGATGGGTAACGCTGAAGAAGTAGAAGACGGTGAAGCTTTGTTTGGTGGTGGTGAAGATGAGATGGACGATGATACATTCTCATCTGAAATTGATTCCATCATGTCAGAAGACGGTGGTGGTGAAGAACGCGAATACGCCAAAGGT